AAATGTCAACTTTGAAACCTTCAAAAGTAGTCTTTTTCAGAAAAATTGTGTTGTTATTGAAGGGAAAAAATGTTCCACCACGTGCTCATACAATTTGACACCAAATATTTCTGCCATATATAGCACAAGGTTCAAGGCGATTTCCAACCATATTATTTCTAATATTGATAAATTCGCTCCTATTTACCAGATTAAAGAAACATATAGCACCTATCAGACAACGTCTAATGAGGAAGAGAGAAGAAAAACCCACGAGATATTCATGGTTGATCAAAGAAAATCGTTTAAATTAGAGGACAATATTTATGCGCGCGTAGAAACGGAACAAGAAGCATCCGGCGACGAGAGGGACAAATCAAATACAAAAACCGTAAAAATGACATATGAGATATACTCATATGTACATTCGATTAGTTATCTAAAAACATATATTGATAATATTACTGAAAAATACGTGTCATCTGTTCGGGAAATTCGAAGTAATAAACGGTTTATATACAATTTAGATTGTGTCATGCCAAAACCAGATGAAGGATTGACCAGTTGTTGGCGGGAAGATGTGTTTGAAAGTGCACGGACATTTCAAAACATGTTTTTCGATGGAAAGCAACAACTCGTGGCGCATATTGACCATTTTTTAAACAATCGAGAATGGTATTATGAAAAAGGAATACCATACTCGTTGGGGATTGGGCTGCACGGCCCACCTGGAACAGGGAAAACATCCTTTATTAAATCCCTCGCAAAATATACAAACCGTCACCTTGTCGTCATCCCACTTAAAATTATAAAGACCAAAAAACAACTGGAAGGTTTCTTTTTTGAAAACACGTATTCTAGTTATAATGAAAAGGGCTCCGTGTCATTCGACAAGAAAATTATCGTTTTTGAAGATATTGATTGTATAGGTGACGTTGTATTGGAACGAAGTAGTAAAAACAAATCGCGCGCAAAAGCGAAGGATAAATCGGAAAATATTGTAATAGGCGACATCGCCAAGCGTGGTCGGGATTCATCTGAAGTAACAACCGTACAACTAGTCGCGCCGGCTACAGAGCCGCCAATCACACTTGACGATATTCTTAATTTATGGGACGGAATAAGAGAGACTCCAGGTAGAATATTGATAATTTCTTCGAACCACTATCGTAAGCTCGACGCGGCATTGACTCGTCCTGGAAGAATCGATATAACACACGAACTAAAAAACGCAAGCCATTCAACAATGTCTGAAATGTATCAGAATCTATTTAATAGCCCCATTAATAAGGCTAGCCTGAAGAAGATTCGCGAGTATTTATATTCACCGGCTGAAATAATAAATATCTATGTTCAAAATAGAAACGAACACGATTTTATGAAGCGATTGATGAAAAATAAAAAAAGCGCATAAAAATTTCATTATGCTACTGTCCATTTTACAATAAATTTCGTTTTATTGTAAAATAGTAAATAACGCCATACACTAGTTTGAATGATTCAAGATTTCGTTACAAAATTAATCGATAATTTACCAGAGGAGATAACAAAAACGAAGGAGCCGATTGTAATAGACCTCATCTTGGATGGCGGCGCATTTAATGGTAGTTATTTAGTTGGCGCACTATACTTTTTAAAGGAAATGGAAAGGCGCAAATATATTAGAATAGATCGCATATCTGGATGCAGTATCGGCGCAATTGTGGGGTTCTTATATTATATTGATGGACTTCATCTTATGACAAAATTATACGAAATACTTGCGGCGGACTTTAGAAAATCATACAAGCTGCGACTGGTTAAACAGCTTAAGCGGCATTTAGGTGGTAGTATTCCGTCCGATATTTGTCAAAAAATAAACGGTAAATTATTTATTACGTATCACAACATCAAAAGAGGCACGAAGCCGGTAAAGTGTAAATATACAGACATAGACGACATTTTAAATACAATAATAAAGTCGTCTTACATTCCATTTTTAATAGACGGTAATGTTCTGTACAAAAACAAATATATAGACGGAATGAACCCCTTTATTTTCGCAAATGAACCAAATAAGAAGATTCTTTACATGGACCTATTTGGTTATGACAAGATAAGCAATCTTATCAACGTGAAAAACGAGAAATCGAATTATCACCGAATTCTGTCCGGGCTGTTAGACATTCATTCGTTTTATATAAAACAATCCAATACCCAAATGTGTAGCTATGTTAACGATTGGAATATTTTCAATAGCGGGGGCAATTATATAAAGGTTCTAATAGAGAAGTTGTTGTTATATATTGTTTATGCGATAGTTTTGATAAATAAGAAGATACCCCGAGAGGTCAAAGACAGTATCATTTACAAGAGTTTAGCAAAAATATTATACGACGTTTTTTTAATCGTATTGGAAAACCGTTGTTTATAAGTTAGAATGATTAAGCATTAATATTCTTCTATAAAAATGGACAATATCGATATAACTAGTTCTGAATTCACAATTAACGACATTTCCAACGATATTATCGGTGGAGGTGACGATTTCTCAGTAGACTCCCTATATATTTATATAGGAATTTTGGTTTTCGCTCTATTGGCCATTGTATTCTTATATAAAATGTATAATAGACATCGGCGAGTCACATTTCAAGATAAGCTAGATGACTGTTACGGCGATGTTTGTCGTCCGTAATTTAACTGGAGCGTCTTGTTTTGCCACCATAAATAGCTAGTTGCTTCTTCCTCTTAATTGTTTTGGCTGTTTTAGCTGTTTTGGCTGTTCTAGCTGTTTTGGCCTTTTTTGCCTTCTTTTTTGCTGGTTTATTATCATCTGATTTTTTCTGTTTAAAATCATCTGGTTTATAATTTAAAAACCACTCTTCTAACAATCCCTTATCGTTTTTCTCCTTTAATTCCTTATATTTTGCTGCCTTATCGGCGCGCATTTCTTCAACGGATTCTTGGTGTCCATAGCAGGTAATACTGAATCTAGTAAGCAGACCCTTTTGCTCCAATCTATTCTTTTGCTGCACATCAAAGAGAAAACTTGACATACATAATATTCTGTCTAAGAAATGGTTATAGTAAGCGCGATCCGCATATAAAAATGCCAAATAGAAACTTAACATGGTGTCGATTGTTGCTATTTTGACCTTTTGTCCAGATATGGTAATAACATTATAACTATGGCACGCAATCGGTTTGTATATCATTGCGACTGTATCTTTTCCAACGCAAATTTCATAATGTACAGGGATTACTTCTCCAACCGGCTCCCTTTTGTTGATTTTAACATTTTTGACGCCAATATCCTTTAAACGTTCCTTCACAATTTCGGCGGTTGTTTCAGGGTCATTGGATAAAACATCGAAATCCGCAATCTTTTCTAATTTCTGTTTAACATTACCAGGCATGTAGCGCGAATATAGAGACATGGCGTAGCCGCCAAAAAACACGACCCCCTGATTTACAAACGCGTTTCTTACTGTATCATAAATAAGGTCTTCATCTGTTCTATCTTCCATTTCTCGTTGAAAATCAACCATGTTACAATTTAAATCTGTAATTGGATAATGTTTATTTAATAGCGACAGACGCTTCATAACCTTTTCCCACCTACTCGTATCTCCTGCGGGGCGCGAGAGCTCTAAATACATTGACATTCTTAAATAGTTTGGCGGTGTGTATAAAATTCCGCCTACGCGAATCGCGTCCTTTTTCAACGCATTATAAATACCCTTGGGTAACATGGTTATATCAGCAACTGGAATATAATTAACGAACACTTTATATGTTCCGTGATGCTGACCCGCCTTTGCCTCTACATCTGTAAACCCCTGTTTATAATAAACATCTGCCAACTCTTTCGCATCGGCCAACGCATTCACCGCGAAAAAGTCATAATCAGGAATCTCTACTTCCTTGTTATAGAATTGATCATCCGAAGGTAATATATTATTAATTGCCGTCCCTCCATAACAAATTAGGGCCTTTCGCTTAATAAAATCTTCGACAATCTTAATAATTCTTTTAATATCGTCTGATTGAATAACGCGCCTAGCCATTTTTTCTTCCGCTTTATCAACTGCCATACGAAGAATCGCTAATTCACAATCTTCGAATTTTAATCCTTTACAGGTCTTTTTTGTTGTCATCCCGTGATCTTATATACTAAATAGATTTAAATCTTCAATGGGCAATTAGTAATTTATAATTTTAAATTTTTTTATAGTTGGGGTGAACCCTTCTTAAGAGTTAAAACTATAATAGTCTGTTGATGTTGTCCGCGTAGCATATGAATACGCGGGGTTTTGTGGGGTTGGTGCCGGAATAGTGATAGGTTGGTACCTCAAATCCGCGGGTTTTAAACAAAATGCGTAACCACATCTATCGAAAAACTCGGCATTCTCCATTAAAAAGTTGTCCACCAGTTGATAACGCATTGCGACAAAATTACATCCATACGCTCTAGCTAGCATTGCGCTTGGATTTGCGGGATCGATACCTACGTCTGGGAAGACGATTGTCATGCCCGTCCTGTTATAGTCAGTTAATTCCTGAGTATCGGGGTTATTTACAATGTCATAATTTGAATAACTTCTCATAAAGATTGAGTTGCTTGTTATGTTTACGTATTCTAGGAATGCTTGATTCTGTAAAAATGAGTTGTTTATTTTGTCAACGACTAGAATCACCTTGTTCCTAAACGTTATTAAGGGAACGCTTCCTAAATTATGACCGCTATTTTCAAAACTATAATCCATTCCAAGCAAGATATCATCATACGATTTTAAAATAGACGCTAAATTAGAATACATTTCCTGGTTATTGCTCTTAATTCTTAAGTGAACAATAATGGGGTCTGTTGGATTTGGCGCGGTTCCGCCGGAAAATGCGTAGCTACGGATTGTCTCCATTACGCTGCTAAAATCAACGGAATTAAATGTCTCTTTAATGAAATAACTGTCGACTGTGGAAGTAGCAACGACGGGTTGATTGTCAATTGAGTATACTTCAAAGTCTAAACACCTGACACCCTGTTTAATTACTGCCTTTAAATTACAAATATTTACGAAATCGTTTTTGTAAGAGCCGCCCGAACAAGCATTATATGCGGTTTTAACATAGTAATCAAAAAGGTTGCCGCTACAGTCGGGATCATTCGCAGAAATAGGCCTAATGTTTCCGTTTACGGTGGGATACAAAGAATTCATAAAATCGCATTCTTTCGATTCTAATCTGCTAAGATAAATCATGTATACGATAAATATTACAAGAATGACAAAAATAATCGCAATAATCATATACGACTGGAAAGCTTCATCGGAATTTGTAATGTTGCTTAAATACTGTTCTGCTACGCTTGGCATTAATCTAATATAATATATTATTTTTTAATTTAAATTTGGGTTTTAGAAAGAATATATAAATGATGAAATAAAGAATTAAAAAATTACCTTATTATATACTTAATATGGCAGGCGGATTAATGCAATTGGTTAGCGAAGGGCAACAGAATATAATTTTAAATGGCAATCCAAGCAAAACATTCTGGAAGGCTGTTTATAAAAAATACACGAACTTTGGTAAGCAAAATTTTAGATTGGATTATGAAGGAACGCCAACAATTAATCCTACAACAGAATCAACATTTGTATACCGCGTTAAACGATATGCCGACCTCCTTATGGACTGCTACATCTCAATCAATCTCCCGACAATTTGGAGCCCAATTCTGCCTCCTCAACCAATTTATAATTCAGCAGGTGCGGTAACTGGTTATACTGACTGGGCGCCTTACGATTTTCAATGGATAGAAAATATCGGCGCGCAAATTATTAGCCGCATAACTATTAATTGCGGTAATCAAAAATTACAAGAATACTCGGGGCAATATATTTTAGCTTCCGCTCAGCGCGATTTTACAGCAGAGAAGCTCGCATTATTTAACGAAATGATTGGACAAACAGCCGAGTTAAATGATCCTGCAAACTATGGCGCGCGAGTAAACGCATATCCAAGTGCGTTTTATAATCCCAGTCCGGCCGGTGCACAGCCATCCATCACAGGGCGCACATTATATATCCCTCTTGGCGCATGGTTTAATCTTGTTACTACACAGGCCTTTCCATTAGTCGCGCTTCAATATAACGAGCTTCAAATTAGCGTGACATTAAGACCTTTTAACGAATGGTTTACTATACGCGATGTTATGGATTACGCGAATTCGTTTCCAGTGGTTGCGCCGAATTTTAATCAGTTTTATATGCAACCGTATCGATTCCTTCAAACACCGCCAGATGAAATTCTTGGCCCGGTATCTTATGTGGATACCAGAACACAATGGAACGTAGATATTAATTTAAACTGCACTTATTGCTTTTTATCAAACGACGAATCTGAGGTATTTGCTAAGAACGAGCAGAAGTATTTATTTAAGCAGGTCTACGAGAGACCCTATTATAACATAACTGGGCAGAATAAGATTGATTTGGATTCATTGGGAATGGTGATTAGCTGGATGTTTTACTTTCAGCGAAGCGACGCAAACCTGAGAAATCAGTGGTCAAATTATACGAATTGGCCTTATAATTATATGCCTCAGGACGTGATCCTTGCGCCTAGTGCGGGAGACTATAATTATGTAAATCCTTTAGCTCCAGGTCCTCCTAGTATAGGTCCAGGTGTAAATCCTGATGGCTCGCCAACAAACCTCTACATAACAGGGCAATACAATCCGCAGAATATTCAGTATATTTTAGTAGCACTTGGGATCCTCTTGGATGGGCAATATAGAGAAAATATGTTACCTTCGGGGGTATATAATTTTGTTGAAAAGTATGTGAGAACCGCTGGTAATGCGCCACAGGGCTTGTATTGTTATAATTTTTGTCTCGATACCAATCCGCGAGTAATACAACCATCAGGTGCGATGAATATGAGCAGATTTACAAATGTTCAGTTTGAATTTACAACTATATCGCCTCCGGTAGATCCATATGCGCAGGTGTTAACTATCTGCGACCCCACAACGGGAGATATTGTGGGTATTAACAAACCAACGTGGCGTATTTATGATTACAATTTCAACATGTATTTAATTGAGGAGCGTGTAAATATGGTAATATTTGTTGGCGGCAATGCGGGTCTATTGTATGCTACATAAATATTGTGGCCCTAAAATAGCCCAAAATCATCAAAATTCCTACAACCGTGTAGGAATTTTGAGAAAATAATGTCTAAAAAAAACCCTACACCTGTAGATAAAAACATGTTTTTTCGTTGGGAAAGTTTTTCCAGAAATTTAAAATGGACAAAATAAATGTCCAAAAATCGAAAAAGGCAAAACGGTGTTGCGAAATAACATGTTTTGACTGCATAATTGAATTTTATGGTCTGGTCACCAAAAAAATAATTTTCAATTTGTGACGATAAAATTTTATACTTTTTTGGGAAAAGCAGTTAAAATTATAATATTCTGTCAATGTATAGCAATGTTTAGCAATGATTTTAAGCCGAAATTAAGCCCTGAATATTTTTGTGAAAAATGTGACTATAAAACAGGTAAGAAGAGTAACATGGATAATCACTGTCTAAGTGCTAAACATATAAAATCAATGATTAGCAATGATTTTAAGCCCGGCTTAAGCTCCAAATATATATGTCAAAATTGTCACAAGGAATATAAGGATAACTCCGGATTATGGAGACATAATAAAAAATGTAAACCCGAAGACTATTCCGGTTCAGATGAAAAGAATGATCAAATAACAAACGACCCAGCGGATAAAGATCAACTTATACTGATGCTTATAAAACAAAATTCAGAACTGATAAAGGAAACATCAGATTTTAAAAATATCATGCTGGAGGTTATCAAAAATGGCACTCACAATACAACAACTACTACAACAAACTCGCATAACAAGGCATTTAACCTGAACTTTTTCTTGAATGAAACGTGTAAGGATGCCATGAATATTACAGATTTTGTTGAATCGATTAAGCTACAATTATCGGATTTGGAAAAGGTTGGAGAACTCGGCTACGTAGAAGGTATTTCCAACATTATTGTAAAGAATCTGAAGGATCTTGATATTACGCAAAGGCCGGTTCATTGTACAGACAAGAAGAGAGAAACAATGTACATTAAAGATGAAGATAAATGGGAAAAGGATGATGAACAAAAGAAGATGCACAAGATGGTTAGAAAGGTTGCAGATAAAAACGCGAGAATGTTACCCAAATTCAAAGAAGCGCATCCAGATTGTACCAAAAGTGCTTCTCGGTTTTCAGACCAATATAACAAAATTATTATGGAAGCAATGGGTGGACGAGGTGATAATGATTTTGAAAAGGAAGAAAAAATCATTAAAAGGGTTTCCAAGGAGGTAATTATTCGCGATGCTTAAAAGAAAGATCCTAACTAATGTTACAATATATTATATAAATTTGATACTTAAAGAATATAAGCATTGGTTGATATTATTAGTATATGTCGGTTTATTCTTGTTTATTATTCTTATTGATCGCTTTGTGCCCTATTTATGCTTCTCTCGCGGTTCCGTTTGCTTTTCATCAATTGATTGTTATGAACAATTCTCTTCCGGGCTATATTGTCCGGTTAAAGGGTGGGGATAAAATTGGCAGCAAACTCACGACGTTTATTACACAGTTACCCAAGTACGGAACCTTATTTCAATTATCCCAGGTGTATAGTTTGTATGGTTATCATCCCGTTTCCGGCGCGCCTATCACTCATAATCATACTTTGGTTACTGGTTCTTTACACCGTGTTTACTATGTTCCGAACACGAGACTTTTCTGTCGCTTTTGCTCCGATGTGTTTTCTTTTATTGTAACGGATGGCTCGTCTCAGTCCTTTCCTGGAAATGTCATGATTGTGGATGCGGATGGCACGATTGTCGGTAGCGATTTTCTACTCGGGAACGACGGTTGGACTATTCTTGGCAACAAACTACCAGTTTCAGTTCCCGTTTTTGAACCATATAGCCGCGGTCAGTTCTTTAATCATTATATTCAGGCAAGTGATAACCTCATTCACGGGAAACCGGATAAATCTTTGTGGGTTTACAATGCGCCGTCCAAGTTTCTGGGGAACTTCAGGATAGCATATGGCGGGACCATTCAGTTTTCCATTAGCCTCTTGGCGGGGGATGTTACACAACTCCACAAAGGTGCTCCTTTGGTTGAACTTGAATGTAATAAGACGGGTATTACTCTTGTCTATCCTTTATCCGCGGTTCATTTCTACCATCTTATTGCTTCTTTTCAAATTGAATTGGTGGAAACGTCGGGTTGGTTGAAGGTTTCATGGGATGGTTTGCGGGTCGGACGGGTTTTACCGAGTAAATGTGAATTTATACAGGTCTTATCATGTGTCTCGGGGTTTCGTATTTTGGGTGATTTGACCACCTGGTACGAAACCATTGGATTAGACAATGTTTTTATTCGGAATGATCGTAATCACTTCTTGTTAGATGCGTTTTGTAATTAGTTGTTTTTAACTTAAAGAATTGAAAATATCAAGTTTTCTCCTGGGAAAGTTTTTTCAGAAAATGAAAATGGACAAAAAAAATGTCCAAAAATCGAAAAAGCCAAAACAGTGTTGCGAAATAACATGTTTTTACTGCATAATTGAATTTTATGGTCTGGTCACCAAAAAAATAATTTTCAATTTGTGACGATAAAATTTTTATTATTTGCAATTAAAATGATTTAGGCATTTTTTATATTTCCATATATATATCAAATGGAACTAAATAAGATGCCGAAAAATGCCGATTTTTGCTGCGAGTGTTGTGACTTTAGATGCTCTAAGAAAAGCAACTATATAATTCACACCAAGACCAAAAAACATATGTATCGTGTCGCTGGAAATGAATTGGAAAATGCGGAAATAAAAATAAATGCCGAACATAGCTGCGAATGTGGTAAAAACTATGCTACTTTATCTGGGTTGTGGAAACATAAAGCGAAAGGGTGCTCTGTAAATAATACTAATCTTGTAATTGAAACAAATGATGAACCTGAAGTAAAAAATAATAACAACAATGCGACCGACAAGGACGATTTGATTAACTATCTCATAAAAGAAAATCAGGAATTTAAAAACTTAATTCTTGAAATTGTAAAGAAGGATACTTATAATCAGAGCACAACTAATATTACAAACACAAATACAAACACAAACTCGCATAACAAGGCATTTAACCTGAACTTCTTCTTGAATGAAACATGCAAAGATGCCATGAATATTACAGATTTCGTTGAATCGATTAAGCTACAATTGTCGGACCTGGAAAAAGTTGGAGAACTCGGTTACGTAGAGGGAATCTCTAATATTATTGTAAAGAGCCTGAAGGACCTGGATGTAACCCAAAGACCGGTTCATTGGACCGACAAGAAGAGAGAAACAATGTATATCAAAGACGAAGATAAATGGGAAAAAGATGATGAACAAAAGAAGATGCACAAGATGGTTAGAAAGGTTGCAGATAAAAACGCGAGAATGTTACCCAAATTCAAAGAAGCGCATCCAGATTGTACCAAAAGTGCTTCTCGCTTTTCTGACCAATATAACAAGATTATCATGGAAGCAATGGGCGGACGTGGTGATAATGATTTTGAAAAGGAAGAAAAAATCATTAAAAGGGTTTCCAAGGAGGTAATTGTTGACAAAGATTGAACGCCTAAGGGAGGGGAGAATTAGACGCAAATGGTCCGTCCTCAATGAATTCACCAGTCAAACTATAACGTTCAGGGTAGTCAGGCATAAACTGAACAGCCGGCGGTTTATATCTCTTATCAAACAACGCTTGATCTTCATTAAAGCTACCCATCCACGTATTAACGCCGAAATTGGGCATGGCTGGTTTAGAGAACATATTAGCAGTAATGACCCTTTCGCGGGTTCCATAACCACTTGTTAATGGCGAATATCTTGGCGTAACACCGACTGTGAGTTTTCCAGCTTCATCATTGCCGGGGACATTTTCGGGCGCACTTTTCAACGGCGGTGTGTATGGCTGACAGCCGGGGCAATCAATATCGGCCGAACACTGTTGTCCGGTTATGGCACATCGCGCGGCCGGACCACAGAAATTCGTACAACTATACGTTGTTGTTAAAGGAAGATCTACAGTGTGACTTGTTGCGCCGCCGTATTCCTCTTGAATTATTGATGATGTAAAACATTCCATAATGAATTTATTTTTGGTTAAATAATCAATCCACTTAAATATTAATATTAATAGAACAAAACTGGTCACTGCCAAAAATAAAAATCCAGAGTTTTTTTTATAGATTTCCATAATAGTAATATAATATCTATGAAGATTTAAAATTAATCCGAATTAGGTGATTTAGTAAATAATAACTTTATAGACTTCAAATTTAATAAACCTTTTTATTATTTTATATCATTTTTCTTTTGTCTGTGTAATATAAGTAATGGCAAATTCTGATGAAACGGATGACAAAAAGTCCTATACCTCGAAATTAACAACTTATATTATCATCATAGTAATTATTCTATTCAGCATACCTGTTTATTATGGATTCAGTGGTCTAATATTATACGCATGTAAAGTAGCGCAATCTAACGTTTTGCCAGACGATAAAAAATGCTATCCCTATGTAAATACCAAGCCGGACATTGAACCAATTACAACGAATATTTTTACTACGAATACAGATCCTCAAATGTCGATGAAATTAAAAATACCATACGACGAGTACAACTCTTCAAATAGTATACTAGACGGCCTTCGTTCTTATAAGAATAATCCAGATTCATTTTTTTTACTAAACTATTTTGTGACTGTTCTAGAAAGCACCCTACAATTTAATTATGCTATATTCAGTTATGTATTGAATAAATTAAATTTGATGCCCGAATCGTTGCTTGTATTAATGGGTCCCGTAATATTCTCTACATTATCGCCGTTCATTATTTTTATAGATATCATACATTTTATTTATACATGGTTTACTGAAATGGGGTGGTTTTTCAAGGAAAATACAAATGAAACAGGTAAAGGGTTGCCAAAATGGGAAAACATCGGATTTTTTTCCACACCATTTAGATATTTGATAGCATTTGGCCTAATTATTTTATTTACATTGGCGACGATTTTTGCGTGGAGTTTTTCATCACTCTTTATAATTTTAGCGTTTTGGTGGTGTATTTTTGGCGTTATCACATTTAAATCAGAATTGAATGGTGACTCAAAATCCAAAACCGACTCAGAAACCAAAACTGACCCAACGACTGGATTCACAATTATAAAAGAAACATACAAGCATTACAAGGGACAAATGATGGGCCTCCTAAGTTTTTTTGTAATTTTGTTTGCCTTTATACAATTGGGTGCGGTAGGCGGTATAGTTCCCACGATCGTCGTTCTGTTAATATATTTTGGATTTATAGCAATTGACATATACACTCCAGTAACAGAAAAGGGTTTCTCTCTTTTAACAAGTTATAAACAAGCCAAGAAGACGTGTATTACAGAATCAAACCTACCGAAAGACAAACACGGATGGCTGTATCATTGGTTCTTTGGCAGACCCCAGTCTGGAGGAAATATTAAAAATGAGCTTATAAGTATAGGGAAAAAAATTAATTTACATAAAAATAGGACTTAAACCTATAATTAAAATACTGATAAATGGGGAAAAATAAAAAGCAACAGACGCTTCCAATGGTGAGCATATGTACTCCAACCTTTAATAGGCGTCCATTTATACCGATGATTATTAAATGTTTTGAACACCAGACATACCCCAAAGATAGAATGGAGTGGATTATAATTGATGATGGAACGGATAAGATCGGAGAATTAGTTAGTCATATTCCACAAGTTAAATATTTTAAATATGATGAAAAGATGACTTTGGGAAGTAAACGAAATTTGTTGAACGAAAAGGCGAGCGGTGATATTATTGTATATATGGATGACGACGATTACTATCCGCCCGAAAGAGTGCGACACGCGGTTGAAACCTTACAAAAAGCACCCAAAGCGTTATGTGCTGGGTCAAGCGCGATGTTTTGTTATTTTAAACACGTAAATAAGATGGTTCAGTTTGGGCCGTATGGACCAAACCATGCCACGGCTGCGACATTTGCTTTTAAACGAGAGTTGCTAAAGGTCACGCGGTTTGATGAAAAATCTTCTGTGGCAGAAGAGAAGAAGTTTTTAAAGGATTATACTATTCCATTTGTTCAATTGGAATCCAAAAAATCCATTTTAGTATTTTCACACGAACAGAATTCATTTGACAAAAAGGAATTGCTTGCTCAAGGTCCTAATCCAAGTATGCATTACTCCACATTGGTCCCTGCCGATTTTGTCAAAGAACCAGATATATTGAGGTTTTTTACAGATGATATTAATAATTTAACCTCGTATGAACCGGGAAAACCAGAAAACAAACCGGATGTAATAAAGCAAATCGCAGAAATGAAACAGAAGAGAGAAGTAATGATACAGGAACACATGAAAAAACAAGCTGAACAAGAAGAAATGATGAATAAATTACAGATAGCCTCTTCTCTGCCTGCTGCGCAGAATAAAATTAACGAAATGAGTGTTTTAATTCAACAGCTCACATTAGAAAACAATCAATTAACGGAAAAGGTAACATATTTGGAGGACAAAATGAAGCAAATTATTAGCGACCGAATCAAGGAAAGGCGCATCGCTCTTTCTCAAGAGGCGCCAACAATAACTTCACTATCGTAATAATTTTTTAATCAAAATATACTTAAAGATACCTTGATTATAACAGTAACAATGGAGTATAACGAGTCGCCACATGAAGCCAACGAGTATGTGCTTAACCCTAACGATATGTTACATGATTCACAAAGAATGGACAGTGGTTATAACGTAATTTGGAGACCACTAGCGAACACACGTGGTTCGAGACTGCGTAAGATTGAGCTGTATACCTCTTCGGATACCGGAAGTAATATTAGAGATGCGGAAACTGGACATTATTATACCAACTTCGTTGGGTCGAGTGATGAGGATTTGTACTTTAAGGTAGTTCTTGCGACGGGTGAATGTAAGAGTAAGAACAATTCGTCTACAATGTTTTACAGTTCCCCTCGCCATTATATGTCTCATATGCGATGTGACTTGGATCCAATCCAAATTGCGAAGTGGGAGGCCAAGCGCGACGCTAGAATTGCCGATGCCGAGAAATCTCGACAGGCTATGCGTTTCAAAAAGCAGCTCATCTATATTAACTAATAACTCACTGAAAAAATAAAATAATTTACTCAAATAACTAACACAATAACTAAAACCAAATAAAAACACCATGATTTGATTTCATGATGTTTTTCACAATTATACACCCCTTTTCCAATCCGGACTACAAGTACTCTACAGAGTAGCCAGTCGCACCTATTACTTTTAGGCGAAGAACACTGTTTTCAAAGAGAATCGTGTTGTTGCTCGGCCACGCTGGAAACTTTTCGATATCAAGCCCCAAATCTTTCATCTGTTTAATTATGCTTCGCCAAGTTCCGATTTTTTGTCTTTCAATCGCTGTTCGAATCCACCAACCCCAGTGGCCTCCCCATCCCTTTTCAAACAAGAATTTTGCGGTTTCTCGGCTTCCTATATTGGCCTTCCAGGTTGCGCCGTAAAAACAAAAGGACACACGGTTTTTGATCGTGTTAGGCAGCTTGCTTTTAATCGTGGTCGCGAGCTCAGCAACCAATTGAACATTGTCACCTTTGCATTTGTTGATAGCATCAATGATAGGGGCGCATTCCATTAATGCCTTTGAGTACTTGGTCTCAAGGAATTTCATAACTTTCCCATTTTCAAACGACAATTCATAGATATTGATAATCTGTTCGTTGGGCGAGGCAGAAGAACTGTTAAAGTTATTATTATCTTCGGCATTAAATTGCATTTGCAATTGCCTCGCGAGTTCTTCGTCTCCGGAAGTTTTATCTTCCTGATCAATATCTCCATGTTTATTGATTGCTCCAAGAGATAATAATTTCGACATTATTGTATAAGTTATATCTATGTTATGTGTTCTTAATTTTAAAATCAATTTTATTTCAAATTTTTATAAATATCAAATTAGTATATAATGCCTACTCATAAAGTAATGATTACAAATTAACAGCAGTTCAACGCTATCTAGTGGAAGATAGAACACAAGAAGACGTTTGTAAAATAATAAATATGTTCTTTATTGAATCAAAATGTGCGGAAGAAATAGTTTGATAAAAACTAAAATATTTAACTAATATAGGATATATGGATGCGAAATACTTATTTTATGTCACATTAGTAATTTCAATTATTGTTCAAATAATAACAGGAATAATCGAGATTGGAGCGTTTTTTGTAAAAGTTCCAACTATTTATTCGATAATAAGACAATTACTATTATTAGAATTGGTGGTTCAGTTTTTCGAAGGATCATTTTATGTTTGGTTGGCTTATAATTTTACCAAGGTATTAAATGTTACACCCAAAAGATATATAGATTGGTTTATTACAACCCCGACAATGCTAATAACATTGATGATATATTTAATTTATCTAAATAAAATGGTAGAAGACAAGACAACCGAACTGGAATTTTTTACACTTTTGAAAGAGAATTCAAATATTTTTATACCTGTAGTGCTTTTGAATTGGTTAATGTTGTTTTTTGGTTATTTGGGTGAAATGAAAATTATTCCCGTTTTGCTTGGAGTATTTCTAGGGTTTATACCATTTTTACTGTATTATTATATCATTTATGTAAACTATGTAACTGAAAACACAAACGGATATTTATTATTTTGGTATTTTTTCTTTTTTTGGTCAATGTATGGTTTTGTAGCGGTTTTGCCTTATTATGTTAAAAATGCATTTTACAATATATTAGATTTGTTCGCAAAGAATTTTTTTGGTGTATTTTTGAGTTATATAATATTTTCTGGAAATTATTGAGACGTGATTATGTATAATAATTGTTTATAAATAATCAGTATTTGAAATCTAAAAGGTGTAAAATAAACAGCATACGATCACACATTTTATTCTTCCTCGAAAGCAAAATCTTCTTCTTCCTCTTCAACGTCCTTATCAGTTATTCCCGTCGCATTCTCCTTGATATATTTTTCAATATACCTGTAAATGCGGCTAATGTCCAACTTTCCGATTTCATACATTTCGGTCAATCGATTAAGTTCGCTATCATTATCGGCATTTTTCAGATCAATAAAAAATCCAAACAGATCTTTCTTATCCATGCCTAACACCTGACATAATTTTTGAATAAATAGCGAATTGTTATATTCTGTGGAATACTTGGTTAAAACCTTTGTGAATCTGGTTTCTGTTGGATTACAAGGCTGCTTTTGCGGGAATGATTCGTGATACATCTTGTTATTTTTCAGTGTTTTAATTAAGGAGCTCATCTCGTTAAACTGCCAAATTTGTTTTTGAAATGTGATTCGATCAATATAATCCGCAAAACAGACATTTTCTAACTGATTGATATAAAATGGTATTGATACCTTCTTATCTGCCTTATCAATAACATCAATTAGATTTTCGTGCCACAAGAGCCCGACGCTTGTTCTATCAGTTTCATTCATAACGCTATTATGCTCTGCCACGGTATAATACTTATTAAATAGATTTCTCGTTATTTTTTTTGTATCATCACTGTAAGACTTGATTCGTAGTATATTATCAATTAAATGTTCGGTGAAAAATTCCGGCTTATTTTTATAAATGGTATAAATGCCGTGAAGTTTTCTCAAGTCTCCCTGAACAAATGTGGCTATTCTTCCCTTAATGTCTTGGTCGATGTTAGGTAAAAGAGGCGCTACTATATTTGTTACCTGCGGTAATGTAGGAGTCTTAAGCTCTATTGTGTTACATACCTTCATAAGCTCCTTGATTTTTTTATCTACCTTGTAGTTTCCGATGCATATAATCGGGTTTATCGTAACTTCTTCTAACTTTTGTTTTTTGGTCTTTTTAGGACGGATTAATTTGATTAAGGTGTTGATGCCTCCCTTGTCTCCATTATTCATTCCATCAATTTCGTCCATAATAATTGCGAGTCTTCGTGCTTTTTTGTTGAATAAACTCATGATATTTCTATCCGCCATATTATGCTTTGTTATATCTTCAATCACGGATGTATTTCTTATGTCTCCGGCATCATATTTTATGATATCATAATTCATTTCCTTCAAGATTTTAGTAACAAATGTAGTTTTGCCTGTTCCTGGGTCGCCAAATACATAAATCCCCCTTTTCAAAAGGACATCATTTCTATTTGCCTCAAAGTTGCGCAATATATTCCTCACTTGTTCGGCCTGTTCGGTCCTATTAAGAATTGTATTTATTTCTAAGTTCTCCATCTTATATAATAAATAATAATTGTTTTTATGTAGCTTTTTTTGTTATTTGAAAACTTAATGAAAGTGTTCCATATATTTAACAACGTTGGGAAGATCCGTATGTGATGCCATCCCAGCTAACTCCACAATTATTCGCCCAAGTAGATTTATTACATGTGCCTTGAGACCCGGTATATGTAGGAGTATTAAAGTCCATTTCTAGATGTTTCTTTCCACTCATTGGTGGGCAAGTTCCTAAATCTTTAACATTTACGCATCTGGTGTCATCGCCATCGCCTTCGAATTTCCAGTAGTCGGGGCAAGATGGAACCACTGGTGGCCATTTTTGTCCATCCTTGGCATATGACAATGAAATACCAATAAATACAAGCGCAATTATTAATATTATGATAGCAGAAAATAGAACAATCTGTTGAAATCCTTCCATATAAATTAAAGGAATATATTTTTTTTATTGGAGTAATATAAATGAATAAAGTAAATAACGGACGGGTTGATATTAAAACCCCTAATACTTCTGCTTTGTTTCAAATGTACGATAAAATACCTGCTAACCAAT